ATTGTGTCATTGCCCTCGGACTTCATATAAGCACGACCTCGAGGAATTCTATTCTTTTGTATATAACTTTGCAAGTATTGTTGTGCTTGATCTTTAGTTTTATTTTGTACAATACCCAAGTTTCTACCTGCAACATACATATACCAGTTATCTATTAACGGACCAGCTGGTTGAGGTGGACCTACAGGCTCTGGTGGTGGTTGATTTACAAATACATTATCAGGTGTTGTGTTACTTGGCATGTCAATAACTTTATCGCTGGGTTGAGATTTATAGCTTATGGGGAAAGTTCTTACAATATCTTTAGCCGCTTCTCTAACATCATATCCATTGGGAGGATCAATTTCTTTACTTCCTGTTCTTATTTCGTCTGCTTTTAATAGCATACCCTTAACAATTTCTTTCATTAAGCCAGGGAATAATTTCGCAAAATCTTGATCACCTGCACCTCTAGCATAACGCTGGTCTTGTGTGCTGTTTACTAGCTGATTGGTAGGGGCATGCATTTGCCACTTACCATCCTTGTCATCCATATTCTTTTTGTCAACAATACTAATGATAGGACCACGTGGTGCATAATTGTTAAACCAATTGTATCCGCCAGAGCCACCGGTACAGAACTGACTCATATGTCCTGTTTGATTATTAAATGTATAACAAGCACCATAGTTTAAAGGTATAATAACATAAAATCTATTGTTGTCAATCAATACAATTTCTTTTCTAGTTCGTTTGTGTTTTTCTAGTTCTTCGGCATCTTTGATTCGTTGTAATGTATTACGATATTCTCTTTTCTGCATTGCCTGCTGTAATGAACGTAATGTAGAGAATTTGTTAAAATCTTGATCCTTAGGTTGTAATAATCCTCTAGTGCTTAATGCCTTCCAAGCACCTAGTGCATCACCGCCCTCACCGTTTAAATCCTCATAGTCTAAACTATGATTCATATATAGTCTTAATAACCAATTATCAAACTTACCGTCTTTACTTAGATCACCGTACTTGTTTGAAGCTAGTGTGTTATTAACTAACCTAGTCCATGCACCAACATAATCACCAACAGTTGGTCTAGGACCCATATCTGCTACATCATTCCTAGGGAATGATTTATCGTGCCTGATAGCAATAGCTAACATTTTTGCTACTTTGGGATCCTTTAATATAGTAGTCCCATCAATAGATTCTTTTAGAAAGTCTAATGCTCTCATTATATTAAACTCCTCTTTAGATAGGCAAGTACGGCACTTAGTTTTTGTCTATCACCAGATTGAATGTCTTTTAATACTTGTTTAACACCTTCGGAACTTTCAGATGAGTATGCATAATTGCGATATCCATATGAGCTACTAATGTTACCTGTTTTATCGGGGTAGTAGTATCTTGCTGTCATCATTAAACTATTACCTACAGCATCTTTAAGAAAATCTGATATTTGCCCGTCTTGTAATTCATCAATACTTCTATCTATTAGATTTAAATGCTCAATCTTCTTTTCTGCACGATGATGTGCATCATTCTTTACCATAGAACTAATGACACCGTTAACATCAGCCCTAGATGCAACTAATATTTTGTTAAACAACGGCTTGAATCTTTGCACTAGCTTGTTACTGACCACATGCATATCGCTTATCTCTGTGGGTTTATTTGCTTTTCGTGTATTACGCAAAGTTGTTGAATATTCTGATCGGGCTATATAATATTTTTTAGCATCACCGATAAAAGACTTGACATAATTGTTAGCCTCTACCGCTGAATCTATTGTAGTAGAATATACTATGTTACCCTCTTCAGGATCAGGTGTACCATTACTAGCAAATATCATAAATGTCCCAGTATTACGATAAGATCCTTTTGCAAATTTTGCCGCTACAAACCCTTTAGTACCTGAAATTAAAAACCATGAATCAGCATAGTCTGGACTTCTAAGGTCTGCCCACTTTGGTCTAGCTAATGGTCTGATATCAACATCATGCCCAAAAGCTTGACTTTGATGTAGATACTTTAGTACTTCCTGTGCCCCGGGCCCTTTAAACTCAGCCATAGCAGTACTAACCTCTGTTACTATGCTCTCACATAGCTTTGAAAAATGCTCATAATTGTTCATATATGTATTTATTCTTAACCTTATCTATTGACAATTCGCACTTAATAAGATACACTAAATATATTATGAACAAAATCATTCTAGCATTATTCTTACTATTGCCCGTATTTGCGTTTTCCGCAACTACAAAGGTGATGTATGACGTAACAAACAACCGTGTTGTGGAAGGGTCATTAGACCATGATGAACTGAGTATTGCTAGTATTAGCAAGTTAATGACGGTTTATACTGTTCTTAAAGAGAATCAAGACCTACATGAAAAGCTTACAGTAACTGGTAAAACTACACCCAATACTAAATTAGTCAAGGGAATAGCGTTATCCAGACTAGATTTGATTAATCTAGCACTTGTGGGAAGTGATAACTTAGCGGCACAAACACTAGCAGAAAACTTTGTGTATGGATATAGCTATTTTATAAATAGAATGAATCAGCATACAGTAGAGTTAAACATGGTCAATACTAGATTTGTTGAACCTACAGGGTTAAGTCCTATGAACTATAGTTCTATCAATGATATTGTATTGTTGACCAAAGCAGTATATGAGTTCGATATAGTCAAAGATGCCGCAAAAGTTAAATCAGTTACAGCTTACACTACAAAGGGAAAGAAACAACTAAAGATTACTAGCAATTCTACTAGCACATTCTCTGGACGTGAGGGTATTGTCACCATCAAAACTGGCTTTACTAAGGCAGCGGGATTCTGCATCACTTTGTTAGTCACATCAAACAACCAACTTTATAACATAACTGTGCTTGGTGCTAAAACTAAAAAAGAACGACAAATTATCGTTGAAAAATTCTTAAACACAATTTATAGTGCATAATATATGTATTTTATGCGCTATGACTAAATACATTTACTATGCTCCACTTCATCAAAGACCTCACTAATAAACTACTTGATTTCATTAAGGACGATCCCGTTCGGCCTGAAATACCAACTGACTTTAGAGTCAGCAACGGCAGAATGGTTGCCGCACTAACCGACGATAATGCAGACAATCCAGAAGCGATGGTTTGTGTTAGTTTCCATGATTTTGTACCACAAGACACTACAGATTTGCAGACTACTGCAACAGTCCCGACCACTGCAGTATTCTACACAATATGGAGTTATAAAGCAGGTAAAGGTCAAGAGTTATTAATTGAAGCAGTAAAAGGCATTCAACGTGAATATCCTAGTGTTACTAGATTTGTTACATTAAGTCCTAAAACTGAAATGGCTAGAAGATTTCACTTACGTAATGGGGCTATTGTTTTCCGTGAGAATCTAGATACAGTTAACTATGAATATTCAAACCGATTTAAAGTAACAGAAGATACTAACTAATCTGTGTATATTAGATTCTTTTACAAAAACAATCAGCAAAGCTATAAACACGAAGTTATTATAACCTCGTTTGCTACTGCAATATCAAAGATAATAGAATTACCTGAATCATTAGAAGTTTGTTTATATCCATTAGAACATAATGTATATGGTGGAATAGATAAGTTTAAAGATAATAGATTGGGTATTAACTATAATATTAGTTATGAATCATTACCTAAAGTATTAACCCATGAGTTAATACATATTAATCAGAAACATACTGGTAAATTGAGAATAGCACAAAATGGTATGTGTTATTGGCATGGTATTCCCTATACTAAGAAACTTCCGGAAGAAATGAGTTATGAGGAATATCAGAATCTACCATGGGAATTAGATGTTGTAAATAGACAACAAAAAATCTTCAAAGAAGCATTGGAATTAGTTGGCCACCACTAACTTGACAATAATTCGTAATGGTGCTACAATACATACATGAACTCAAAAAGCACCCGCAAACGTAGGACCGATCGTAACCAAGTGATTTACTACATCCAAGATGTTGTAACATTTGAGTATTATATCGGCTTAACTGCATTGTCATATAAAGGCAATGTGTTTTTGACACTACGCCGTCGTATGCAAAAACATATGCAACGTGCCTTGACTGAGAACAAAAACTGGGGTTTGTCACGTGCCCTATGTGAACGTGGTGCCGAGAGTTTTATATTTGGAGTCATCGAGGTTGTGCGTGGTAAGAAGCCAGCACATAGCCGTGAGACAGAATTAATTAACACAATGCAACCTGCATTAAACACTTTTGGAGTAAAATAATGAACATAGCACAATATTCTTTTGAATTACAAGATTATAAAAACATAACCTTGTCAGTATCTAACCGCAATATTATTAGAGATGCATTAGAAATGTACCGCAATGAAATGACTAAGAAATTATATTCAGACGTGGAGTCAAATTTTACCACTGAATATTATGATATTGAACTGTTAGAGATTGATGAAGTTATAGAAATTTTAGGCATTGAAGAATGAAATTAAACGATACCCTGCAATGGATAGGTGCAGTATTCATTATTGCTGGGCATGTATGTAATTCAATTGGACCTAGTGTTTATCCCTACAACATTGTAGCATTTACATTAGGTACAATTATGTTTATGATATGGACTATACGTGTAAAGAATCGTCCACAATTAGTAGTAAATATTGTGGCTATTGTCACTTGTTTATTAGGTTTATTTAACGCATGGAGATAATTAGATTATGACAGAAGAAAAGAAACCTCTTAAGATTGAATTTGCACCCGGGTGCTTTGATAACTTTGATGGAACACAGGAAGAACTAGACGACCTTGTTTCTGAACTTACTAGACTAGTTGAGTCCGGTGAACTCATGGATGAAGCATTAGAAATTGATTTGGATGAGTTGGGAGATGAGGATTTGGAAACTTTAGCCCAAGCTTTGGAAGAAGATGAAAATCCTAATATGCCCAAAAGATTGTTAAACTAGTTGACAATATATTAGTTTATGTGTATAATAATTTAAATGAAAGAAGAAAATGATAATTAAAAGTGTGTATGTTCCTGAAAGTATAATTTGTACGGTGGCACTACTTGTTATCTTAGCTTTACATAAATTGTGATTAATATAGATTCCAATAACCGTGAGAAAATTATCCATGATATGTGTCTAACATATAGACATGATTATGGATTAGACAGGGATCCGAATGACCCACCTTGGTGTGCTGGAATGACGCCCCAAGAACGCACAGGGTTATATAGAACTATGGCTCAAATTTATGACAACAACATTGCTCCTTTAGTAGAGGTTGCAAAAAAATCAAGGAAGAAAAATGACAGAACCAGTAAAAGAAGATAATAGAGTCGAAATCGAATTGAATTTAGATGAACATGACATCTATCAGTTAGCTATGGAAGCACACAAGCGTGACATTACGCTAAATAAAATGGTAGAACTTGTATTACAAGAAGCAATTGACTTACACAAAGTCAACGGAACACTTGAGTAATACGTTATACATATATAGGAGAATACTATGAAAAAAATTATAGTAGCAATATCACTATTAGTATTAGCAGGTTCAGCAGTAGCACAACATCATGGATTCCGTCATCACGGTCACCATGGTGGCTATCATCGTGGACCGGGCATGGGTTGGTGGGTAGCACCTATAGTAATTGGTGCCATAAGTTATGAATTAGGACGTCAACAACCAATAGTTGTCCAACAACCTGTTGTCATTCAACAATCACCTCAGCCATTAATTTGTACTGAGTGGAAAGAGATTCAAACAGCAGATGGTCGTTTATACAGAGAACGAACCTGTAGTCAATGACCAATATATTATCTGGTACAGTTAATTGGATCAAAGAGGATTGGAAAAGTAATCCAATTAGATTTGTAATAGAAACCTTAGCTTGGTCCATGAGCATAGGTGCAGCAATTTGGTTTGCAAGTTCTGTACCTGCTGTTCCTTTTATATGGTATCTTACACTAACTATTGCTAGTTGTGGTATGTATGCTTGGGCGGCTTGGTCACGTAACAGTTTTGGTATGTTGGCAAATTATTTGTTACTTACAACCATAGACAGTGTTGCCCTATTCAGACTACTATAGGATTAATACATAGTAGAATAAATACTATATGCGTATTAATGAAGTGCTTGACAAACAAGATTTAAAATTATTAAAAGCCGAGTGGAAAATGCTTCAACAAAGCGATCCACAAGGTAACAAATATATGGATGCCAGGGGACCTGCAAAGTATAACCCTAGTCGTTTAGCATCTGTTTCTGGAATGAACAATCCACAAAACTATCCAACTACTACAAACAGTAAGCCTGAAGTTAAAGCAATGGTTGCCGATAAAGCTAATAGTAGTTTAAAATTGTTATTCTATATTATGGCCTGGGGCGGTATGGTCAATCGTGCTAACAACCCCAAACTACTGTACAAGAAATTAAAGAACGACAAAGAAGCAAGACGACAAGTCAACAATGCATTAAACGAAATACGTTTTGGTGATCTAACAAATGCACAAGCATTTGACCTGATTCAAAGATTGCGTAAACTACAATTACTTCCTGGGTTAGGTGTAAGTTTCTTTACAAAGGTATTATACTTTTTACGTCCGGGTAAGGGAGCTTTTATACTAGACCAATTTACTGCTAAAGGTATGAACTACTTACATAGCAAAGATTCAGCCAACTATCCACAAATTGATATGGATAATGATTTCCCTGCAAATACATTAACAGGTGCAGACTATGATGCATATAATAAAGGCATCAAGCAACTACAAAGTGATGTACAAAAGGGGATAGGCAATCTAAGTGATGAGGATGCAGAGTTCTTATTGTTCAATCCATATGGTGGGCAGTTTAGACCTGTAACAGATAAGTACCATGCTAGCCGCACTGACTTGAAGAAGAAGGATCCTAATCGCTTTAAGTATATTCAACGTGCAAACAAAGTAAAACAGGATAAGGAACAACAGGCTCAACAACAGCAACAACAAAGTCAAATATCACAAAGTAGTGGTCATGCACAAGAATTGTGGAACAAACATATGACAGCAAATAGTGCAGTAGCCGCAAAATATCGTAGCTTAAGTCCAGAAACAAAACAAGACTTCCAAACAGAATTCATTGATGATGTAGCAGAGGCTCTACGTAATGGTACTGATGCAAATTCAGCAATACAAAAACTACTACAGAACTACCAAGGTATTTCCGAAAGTTGACATAAATATGTTTCTATGCTATAATACGCATTATGAAACGAAGAACTATATCATTCACTATTGAACAGCCCAAACATCGGGCCCACAAAGTGTTGTTTTGTAGCAACACTCCGTTCAAACCTAAGGTTGTACAATCCAAAGTACAATACCGTCGTAAAGACAAACATCCAAACCGAGAGGTACTTGTATGAAAGACGTTACCAAAAAAGAACTACACAAACAACTGGTAGATGAATTTATATCTAGGCAGTTTAAGTCTTGTTTGGATCGCCGTCCAGGCAATAGAATAGATGCGGCATTGTATGTTACCGGAAGGATTGAAGCATTGCTCCTAGATGCACTACAAGAATTACCCGGATCTTATTACAATGAACTAATTCATAAACTAAAAGGTTGACATTAAATCCTTTTGGTGCTATAATATTTGCATTGAAATTTAGAAAGGAAATTCAACATGTCAGATAAAACACAAGCAGTCGCACAAACTGCAAAAGAAATTGCACTCGCCGCAATAGCAGGGTGTGCTACAGTTTATTTGCTTACCCTCATTCCCGCAACAGCGATTCCATATATCGGAATCTCATTTTGTATTGCAATACTAGTCTATGTGATGTACAATATCAATCTTGGCCGTATCCAGTATCGCAAGCATCTGGAAGACATGGAAAATGCAATGAAAAACATCAAACAATAAAAGGTTGACAATAAATCGGTTTGGGTATATAATAGAGTCTTATTCAGTCAAAAGGAGTTCAAATGAACATCAAGCAAATTAATACTGCTATCATGCAGGGTGACTTCACTAACGAAGAATTGAATAGCATCGGTGATGCAATGCGTTTTGCCCGTGCCCAATTAGTGGTGCGTAACAAATCGGCATTGACAGTTGGATCTAATGTTAAATTCTCTAGTTCAAAGCGCGGTGCAATCTCCGGTGTTGTAAAGAAAATCAATCGTAAATTTATTATTGTAGATGAGCCGGCTAACTTCCGTAGTTGGAAAGTGCCCGCTAACATGTTGGAGGTTTTGTAATGAGTAAAATGGCAGACTTGGATATTGAAATCCGCAACCTATTGTTAGTGGGTACTAACCCTGTAACAATTGCTAGGATGCTAGAAATCCCGGTTTCTTGGGTGTATCAGGCTGCGGTTTATGACCTAGAAGAAGATTATACCCCGTACAATACCGTCAATAGTTGACCCTAATTTTAGTACTTTCGTAGTACTTTTTTGCATACAAAAGTACTCATTTTCACCGTCCCGGTGCTTCAAAATCGCTAGGATTCTCAGGAATCTATACTGATACAGTTCTAGCGAATTTAGTGAAATTTGACAATAAATGGATCCTGTGCTACAATACTTGTATTGAAACTGATAAAGAGGACTAAGAAATGTACAAAGCAAATGGTTATTTGTTCCGCAATGTAGAAGCTCTAGGTGAGTACTTGCGTATTCATTCCGGCAAAGACATTGTTGTCACCTATGTAACCGAGTATTTTCTTGGTGATCCGATGGAACAATAATTTGACAATAAATGGGCATTGTGCTACAATAGAATCTTAAACAGTTAAACAAAGGAATACGAAATGGCTTACATGAATCAAGAACGCAAAGCAAAGATTGCACAAGCACTCAAGCCAATCTTGGCTAAGTATAAAGTTAAAGGATCCTTGAGTGTCCGTAGTCACATGACTATTGTTTTAACCCTCAAATCCGGTGCTATTGACTTTATCGGTAACAGCAATCGTGTTTGTGGCAATGACCACTATCAAGTAGCTCGTGGATTCAAGCCCAATACTAATGGCTATGATCAAGTTAACCCTTACTGGTTCCAAGATCACTATGATGGCAAGGCTAAGGCATTCTTGACCGAAGCATTCAAGGCATTAAAAGCTGCCGATTGGTATGACGAATCGGATGCAATGACCGATTATTTCAACACTGCCTACTATGTTGATGTTAACATCGGCAAATGGGATAAACCTTATATCTTGGAGAAATAAAATGAAAATGTTTCGTGTGCGCCTTTTCTTATCAGAGAGTCGTTGGAATGATATTGAACTTCCCGGCTATACCTGCTGGGATGCGGAAAACCTAGGTCGTGGTATGAGCCCGATCGGACGTGCTCAATTATTGGGTGAGTCATACTAATTTTGGTAACACACATGGTTGACAATAAACTCCATTTGTGTTATCATTATAACAGTACTGAGCAATATCAGTACATTTTTAAACTTAGCTTAAACTTCAAAGGAAACTCAAATGGCTAATCAAACTTTCAAAGTCGCCGGTATTACTATTCACAACGGTAACGCTAAAGTGCGTTTTACTGATGACATGGTACGCCGTATCAAACAATTCTCTAAAGGTGGCGCAAGTCGTATTGACTTGGTAGAGTTGCCTACAGAAATGACTAAACTTGAAGCACTCAAGTATTTGGAAACTCACGCAGATTTCCAGTCAGCATCCGATCAATCATTGATTGGTGATGCAATTGAGGACCGCACTAAAGAGTCCAATAAGGGAGAAGTCAAAGTTAAGACTTCTAAAAGTGCTAAGCCAAGCTTGGAATCTATCAAAGCACGTGGCAAGAAAAAAGAAGTTACTGCCGAGCAAGTGCTCGAAGCAGTTAATAGCACTAACTAATTAATAGGGCTACGGCCCTATACAATATATGCAACTATCAGATAAACTATCAAAATGTAATGACAGCTTGACTGTTAATTTTTACGACAATGGCTTCATGGTTGAAGTGTCCGGTAATGACTCAAATGATGACTGGAAAACAGCCAAGGTAATGTGCAATACATTAGATGATGTATTTGTAGTTATCTCAGAAGCTTCTAAAATGCCACGAACCTAATATGTTACTTAATACTTTTCGAAGAACGTTTTCTCCACGTAGAGAATTCAATCCAGCTAGAAATGAGGATTTGATAGAATTGAAATATTTTAAGGATAAAGGTAAATGGAAAAGTGGTTGCCCATTCTATCTTGAGGATCCGTTCATTGATGTTCCTGCAATGTGCGCTAGTAAGTTTACTGACTTCATGCTTGAACGTACAATAAAAACTCGAAAAAGTTAATTTAAATAAAAAAGCCCCTAGGGGCTTTTTTTACCACGTAGCGATTGCCGCTCGTTTCCATGTATTTGCGGCAGTACAAATATATATGTAATTAGAATCAAACGCTGTCTGTCCGGGCACTCCGTTTGCCGTAGCATTAGCAGGTACACCGATAATTTGTGGCGCAGCCAATGACCCATCGATGTAAGTAATAGATGAATCTGATCCAGGTAACACAATGTTACCATCTGATGCAACAGATACTGTATTAGTATATGCAATCTCGGCACTGTATATATATACTAAATTAGCTGATGATTCTGCTACATTAAATGTATATTCATAAAAGCCAGGAGTAGCATTACTGGTTAATTCTAATCTACTTGTAGTAGTTAAAGTGTTACCTGCTACTGCTGGTGGTGTTAGTAGTTTAATTTTCATACCTACACCAACTTTTTGTAATGTAGATAATATACTAGCATTTGGTCCACGTACAGTTAAATTGGCGCCTTCCCATGCAACCCAACTAACACCTGAACCTTCTCCGAACGGTAATGACTCAAATACAGCATCAGGTGGGTTACCATTAACTTTCAATGCACCATCATCAACGCTTATTGTACTTTCACCTAATAGAATAGAATTATTGCTTAGGTATAGATCCTTCCAACGTTTTGTTGGGCTACCTAAATCATATGTAATATTAGCTGAAGGTAATAAATCGCCGGTAGATTCTAAATTACCTACACGTAATATGTTATTACTTGAATCATATGTCAAATTAGCACTAGAACTAAATGTTCCTGTTAAGTTAAATTGAATTTCACTTGTGTTACCCGCGGCATTCACACTTCCGCCTGCCGCGGTAGAAGTAATAGTAATATTACCTGTGTTGCTAGTTAAAACAATACCCGATCCAGCTGTAAGTCGTGTGACACCAGTATTAGTAAGAGTAATAGTTCCATTACTAGTTATAGGACCACCACTTACGCTAATACCATCACTACCGGAAACTGCTACACTTGTTACAGTACCGAATGAAGATGCATTTGCAATATTAGTAATTCTACCATATTGGTCAATTGTTACAGTTGGCGCAATATAATTACCTGCTAATATATTAGTTTGAACCGGTAGATCAACACTAATGACACCGGAACTTACTATTGGAGTATTTGTTATTGATAGTGAATTTGAACTAATACCTACGCTCGTTACTCCACTTGTCCCGTTTCCACCTGTAGCTGATACAACGATATTACCATTTGCACCCGATAATGTGATGCCGGTACCTTGTATTAAATTAAGAACACCTGTATTTGTAATAGTGACTGTACCAGTCGATGCGTTAGACGTTACTGATATACCTGCTTGACTAGTAAAAATGTCATATGGACTAGCCTGACTAAAAAGTGTGCTAAAGTTATTCTGTGTTTTATTAAACGCTACCCACAATGAATCGCTATTAGTGGGGCTATTTTGTGCGCCTATTTGTAATGTCTCTTGTCCTGAGATTGCCATGATTAATCTTCCTTATCTTGTATTTATCGCAAAGTGTCCTACCTTATAAGGTGTTTAGCTTCTCCGGACTTTTTCCATGCCTTCCACATAGCCTGTCCGTCAGGAGTCTGTACAGTACTGGGACGGACATCATTTCCTAGCATTTTAGCATAAGCATACATTGTTCTAGCGATTCCGGATTGTTTATATGCATCATTAACCCACGTATCCACACTTTCTAACCACTGATTAGACCTAATATTAAGTATTAGGAAAAGCGCACCTGCAATAATCTTGTTATTATCTTTGCATTCTATGCTTAGATATAACTCTTTGTTGCGTTTATTCCAACCTTCTTTTACTGTCTTTGCACTATATACTTTGCCATCTATCTCTTGCTCATGGTAAAAATTAAGAGTAAGTATGTCTGGGTTTATTTTTTCTGTAATGAATTCTCTAGACTTCATACACTATTACCTCATCTAAACAGAAAAAGAGCTACCGCATCCACATGTGGATTGTGCATTTGGATTAGTTATTTTAAATTCTGATCCTTGTAGGTCTTCTTTATAATCTATGCTTGCACCTTGTAAATATTGCATACTCATGGCATCGATTAGAACTTTGGAGTCACCTAACGGCATTTCAAAATCATCTTCATTCATTATCTCATCAAATGTAAAACCATAACTAAACCCTGAACACCCGCCACCTTGTACGAATGTACGTAATTTTAAATCGGGATTACCTTCTTCAGCTAGAAGATCCAATATTTTTATTTTTGCTGATTCTGTTATTGTTATCATACTCTAAAACTTTCCCCGCAACCACAGCGGTCTTTTTCATTAGGGTTTTTGAAATCAAATCCCTCATTAAGTCCATTACGAACCCAATCCATTGTGAGACCCCTAAGGTACACATCACTTTTCAAATCCACTAATATCACAAAATCTTTTTGTGAATAGTTAATTACTCCTACTTCTGCTTCATAATTATCAACATATTCCATTGTATATGCTAACCCACTGCAACCAGTAGTCCTTACACCTAGTCTAATCCCAACTCCTTTACCTCGTTTTTTAAGTTGATTTTTTACTTTATCATATGCTTTTTCAGTAAGAGTTATCATTTTATTTTTTTTCTATAGTCTTCTACAGCGGCTTTGATGGCATCTTCAGCTAATATGCTACAATGTATCTTTACCGGAGGCAATGCTAGTTCTTCGGCGATTTCGGAGTTTTTGATTGATCCGGCTTCGTCAAGTGTTTTTCCTTTGACCCATTCTGTAATGAGGCTTGAACTCGCAATAGCCGATCCGCAGCCATACGTTTTAAATTTCGCATCTGTAATAATACCTGTAACATTGTCAACCTTTATTTGTAATTTCATAACATCGCCGCATGCAGGCGCGCCAACCATACCAGTACCAATATCAGTATCAGTCTTGTCAAAAGATCCAACATTCCTGGGATTTTCATAGTGATCTATAACTTGTTGTGAGTATGCCATATTGTTTCCTTATTCTCATAAATTTTTACCCCATCGGGTATTAATGACATTCCAATTCATTATTTTCCAAATGTTCTCTAAATATTTCTTTTTGTCAGCCTGGTAGTCAAGTGCCCAGGCATGTTCCCACCAGTCAACTAATATCAATATATCATCACGTACCTCATGATTTTGTATAGTTTTTATTTCTCCGGAAAAGGACATGTAAATCCATCCACTTCCTTGTATCTTCATAGCTTCTAGTTTGAATTGTTCTTTGAAGTCTTTCCACCAGCCATACTTACGTTTTATTAGATTAAGTACAGGACCGTTTGGTGTGCCACTATCTTGTGGCTTTCTGAATTGACTGAAATAGATGTTGTGTAAAAATGCACCAGCATAGTTAAAGTCTTTATCACCCTCACCCTTGTTGTATCTCTCAGCATACTTATGTGCTAAATCACCGTAGTGATAGTCCATTGTCTTTTTGCTTAGTACAGGGTTGAGGTCGGTGCTGGAATAAGAGAGTGATACAATCTCTATTTTTCTTTTTTGGGATTCAGTGATCTTCTCTACAACGTCATACATAGTAGAGTATTTAGTCAACGTCGGCGAGTGATGCGACCTTTTGTCAAATCATATGGGCTGAATTCTACCTCTACTGTATCACCTAGTAGAATTTTAATATCATGCTTACGCATTTTACCTGATATGTAACCAGTGACAGTGGGCCCACTGGTAAGAGTGACTCTAAAGACGGCATTGGGTAATACATCGATTACCTTACCATCCATCTTAATACCTTCTTCTTTTGCCATGTGTTTTGCTTTAAGCTCCTTTTAATTCCTACGCATAGTGCTGATTGCCTTAGCTTCCTCATCGGAGAAAATAGGGACAGCGTTACTTTTGTGCATTGTACCAATACCAAGAATCTTGGTACCGGTATATTGTGGGATATCTTTTGTACGTACAGCACCCGAATGACCAGTATCTAAACTAGCAATACGTTTGGTCTCACGACCTGCAGGTGCGGATAATGTATATGATAACGGTTCTGCCGCTAATGCCCGTTTGCGTTTCTTTTCTTCTGCATCAACACCCCACTTAGCCTGTAGTTCTTTCCACTCAGTATCAAGTTGGCGTGCTTTTTGTGCTTCTGCACTATTGCGGAATTTAATCTTGCCTTTGCGTTTACCGCCCATAGTTAGTGCGGGATGTGCTAGATGCATTGTCATAATGTAAGGATCATAGTTAGTAAACAGTTTCTATTATAAAGGAATATTGAATATTTGTCAAATCTTACTTATTTAAGATTGCCCAAACCTTCTCTTTTTCTATGATTTCTTGTTCTAGCTCTTTATAGCGTTTACCCAATTCTTTTAACTCATTCCATCTATCTTCTAGTTCAGGGTTTGGGTGAAGAATAGCTAATCGTTCTTCAATCTTTTGAAACATATCAGATAGGTTTTTTCCCTTAATAGTTACTTCACCTTCAAAATCAGCATTACCTTTAACACTAAGTGTTGCACCGTTTAAGTTAGGATTAGCCAATGATATATTTCCCCAAGTATTGTCTGTGGTTAATACTTGTCCGGGGATAGCACTCGTCCCGTTTAATCCCCAATATAGACCACTAGAGACTGTATTATCAGTAATTGAAAATGTTGGGCTAGTGGAAGTGATGGTTGTAGTGTCAGTTACATTACCCATCATTGTGTTGAATAAGTCGTTTGGATTTATCATTTAGATATTTTCTTTAGAACATAACGACCCTTATCATCAATTGAAAAATCGATAGTATCCCCTTCTATCCAACCTAACTGTTTAAGTAGCTCAGGTGGTAATGGTACCATTAAGTCACCCGAGTCAGGATCTTCCTGAGTAATGACCTCATACCTAGAATTGTCGTATTTTTTGCCCATGTAATATTATAGCAGGTTAGTTTGTATTATTAAAAGTTTATTGGGCAAATTAGTTTACCAACATACTATTTAGTCAGAAAAGGTGAGTAGATTTTTTCTAGTCTATTAATAGTATCTTGTGCCGCACTTGATACCTCTGACTCATCTTCATGCTTAACTGGTATACCACCGGCATCAGTCCATTTCTGAATGTATGGACCAAAGTCATCTACTAATACATTTGCTACACCATCACTAACTGCATATTTAAACTTAGCTGACGTAAAGATTGCATTACTACTAGAACCAGGATGATATGTGTCTAACCAATCTTTTTTTGCTTGTTTACTTGCATCAGCAAATGGTCCACGTAATGGAGCTGATAAGACTGTATATGGAATATTGTGTTGCTGTGCCCAACGAACAACTTCCATACCACCACTAAGTGGTTTGAGTTTACGGAAAAAATCATATACTTGTTCGGCTGTACTATTGGCTAAATCTTCAATCTCGCCTTCTTTATCTTGTATAGCTTTCCAATGAGAGACACCGTGCTTATCTGCCCAAGCACCAAAAAAGTCAGCCTGTACTCCATCCATATCTAGGTATAGATGGGGGATTTTTTTAGTTGTGTCTTCAATAATTTTCATTAACCTTCTCCGCTACTTGCAGCCTTATCATCTTCAGTTTTTTTAATATTGTTAATTTGCTTTTCTGCTTCTACACGTTCAAACTCAATTGTTTTACCACGTAAATGAAGTACAGTATTAACTTTTTGATTTAAACGTATCAAGTCATTATCTAACATCCTGATACGGTCAATCAATGCAATAAGAACAGTGTTAGCATCACTAATAACTGGCTTAACTTCTTTTGTGGCCCATTCCCAAACATATTTGATAATGAAGCCCATCCCAACTGCCATAACAATCGGGAAGCCATATTTATTAATTAGTTCTACTACATCCATATTATATCACCAACGGGACTAAAAGCCAAACTCCTTGGGCTAATAGTAATGAACCAAATATACTAACACCAATACTACCCCAAAACATACGTTTATCAACAGCTAAAATACTAGCTGATAATAGCACAATAGCTAACTGAAATGCCATTGCCGCAAATGTTAACCAAGGTGAATGTTTTTTGGCTTCATCACGTTCTGCTTCAATCTTTAATGCTTTAGCCATCAACTCTTTCTTACCCTCACCTTTATCAGGCTCGGATTCATACCTGTCAATCTTAGCTTGTAGTTGTTCCCTACGTTTTGGATCTGCGGTGGCTTCTAATTGACCCTCAGCAATAGATTGCTTAATTGACTTAGCCTGATAAAAATTCCAAGTATCATTCGCTTTAATAGTGTTAGATAATATTTTGCTACTAAATCCACTAGCCATGTAAGTTGTAATTGCTAATAGTAGTGCAATGACGGTAATGACCCATCCTGCTCTATCTTTAAGCTGTGCTTCACGTTCTGAACGTGATAATGTTTTTACTTCTGCCATTTTTATTCTCCTTTTAATAATAACTTTTCTTCCATTTTTCTTTTTTAGCCTTCTCTTTTTGCTGTTCGGCTAACATACGAAACCATTCTTTTTTTACTTCTAAGTCGTGTTTTTTTCGAGCTAAATCGGTCATTGAATTTTTATCATAGAACATATAATAAAATGCCATACCAAATCCTAGACCTAATAAGAAATACGGTAGTAATTCATATAAACTTGGTCCTATGTTTAATAACCAAGATAGGTCTATAGTGATAATCATTTTTTTCCCTGTAGGATAAATTTTTCTAATACATCAACTTTGACTAACTTTTTAATACCTAGTTCTCTATCTTCTACTAGCTTAAAGTAGTCACCTTCTTCCCATCCAAATCGATCTACGTCTAATTCTTTATCAAAAATTAAACTATTCGGATTTAGATCCCATGTGTAATCATAATGTAGCATATGTGTATCCCTCCGAAGACTCCATAACTCTAGGACAAATGTCACCATACTTTAATAAAAATTCTGTCATTAATACACCATCCGGAATCCAAAATCTTGTACGATTTAAGTGAGGTTCAAACTTTATATTGTTAGTTGATATCCAACTAGCAACTTCTAAAAATTTGTCATCTCTAGTATAAACGCAATATTGAATCATTAATCCCTCCGAGCATCAGTTTTACCATCAGCACGGGCTATACGTTCCGCATCTGGACGTAAACCTAGAGCATTACTAACAATGGTATCAATGCGAATAACATCATGGTTCATAGTTTTTACACGATTATCAAGTGCAGTAATGATGCCGGCCATACCTTTGATTGACCCTAGAACACCCTGTAATAGTAGTTTGATAGTCAAATAAACAAAGTAACCACCGGCAAGGGCAACCGCAATTGGAAACCCTAAGTCACCTATAATCTTAAATATATCTCCCATAAATATCCTTTTATGTATTACACTATATCTTTTGATGTAAATCAACTAAATATATATATATAATATTTATCGGATCGGAGCAGATAATGATAAGAGGTATAACAGTAAGTACCCTAATGATGCTCGCTGTGTTAGCCTATTCGGCTGAATTAACGCATCAGTTTAATAGCCCTAGTTTCAGCGGACAGGGTTATAGTAGCCATGTACTAACGTTAAAACAGTTAGAAGACCTACAAAAAGACAAGAATAAGGCATTAGCCGATGCATTAAAAGCAAAGGTAGAGAGTGATGCCCTTAATACACCTCAAGCTAGATTTTTAGCTAATTTAGAGTCAAGAATTTATAGTCAACTAGCCAAACAGTTGACTGATAGTATGTTCGGTGAAGGATCAACTTGCACTACAAAAGGTGTAATTTGTGGAACTATTCCTGATTTAGGTGGCAATACTATCAGTTGGAAATTAGGTGATGGAGCAGATAATGGTTTAATCATTATCACTATTGTTAACAATGCTAACCCATCACAAACAACAACAATGAAGGTACCAGCGGGGACATTTTACTTCTAATGAAAAAACTATTACTATTATTATCGGTCGTGCTTATCCTTTCTGGTTGTGCCATCAGTAGCAGTACTAGAAATGCAATCACGGGTAAACAATTTGATGAGCCTGTTATAGAACAAAACGTTTATATGAAAAAAGATAACAATAAGTTACTGCCACCAAATGATGGTCCTATTACTATTGCTGTCTATGGGTTTTCAGATAAAACAGGACAACGTAAAAGTACACAGAATATTGCTAGCTTAAGTTCAGCAGTTACACAGGGTGCAGAAAGCTACTTGATTAAAGCATTACAAGATGTAGGTGAGAGCAAGTGGTTTGTTGTATTAGAACGTGTTGGATTAGATAACTTAATCAAAGAACGTCAAATGATACGTCAGATGCGTGAACAATATCAAGGACGTGATGCTAAACCATTACCCCCAATGATGTTTGCCGGTGTATTGGTTGAAGGTGGTATTGTTGGTTATGATAGCAACACATTAACAGGTGGTTCAGGTGTCAGAGTATTAGGTATTGGGACTAGCACACAATATCAGTCAGACACAGTAACTATCAATTTAAGAACAGTAAGCGTTAGCACAGGCGAAGTATTAACTAGTGTAACAGTTACTAAAACCGTATTAAGTTATATGGACAAAGCAGGCGTATTACGTTTTGCTAGTGAAGGTACAAGTAGTATTGAAGCTGAAGTTGGTGTTAGTATTAATGAAAGCATTAACAAGGCTACAAGTATGGCCATACAAGCAGCCGTCATAGATACAATACGTGAAGGTGCTCGTAAGGGACATTGGAATTTTAAAAAAGAGGAGAAAAAAAATGAGTTGGTTCAAGAGAAAGCCTCACCTAAAGACACCCCCAAAATTACAACCGCACCATCTAAGCCCGACAACGGAAAAGATATTAAAGGAAACGAAATTAGAAGTTTCTGGAATAAGGTCTCAGAAGGATTCACAAACATATTCAAATTCAGTAAAAAGAAAGAAGAAGTAAAAGAATAAACAATGTTTGGTAGACCAAAAAGCCTACAGTCTATCAAATATCTAAAAAGAAGTAGGTAATAAAAATAAGGGTAAAACCCAAGGAGCGTGATCAGGACAACTGATTACTGTATTTTAATGAAGCATTATAAAAACTATAAGACGGTGCTTTCAGCATTAGCATTATCATTGCTAACAGGAACTAGTATGGCGCAGGTACAAACTGCCGCTACAGGCCCTAATAAAGTTTATATTGAACAAGTTGGTAATACCAACACAGTCACACTTGAACAAACAGGTGGAACTAACAACATCGGTGGGGTAGATAATGCCACACCTAGTAATACTAACTATGCCACTATTAGTGGTAATAGCAACACTATTACTATGATTCAAAAAGGTGACAACAATTTAGGTCAATATAACATTAAAGGTAATAACAACGACTACACTAGTACAGTTACTGGAAACAACAATAAGACCAAACTAACAGTTGGTGATGTACAAAATGCAAGTAATTTACGTAACATCATTACTGAAACAATTACTGGTAACGATAATACTGTTATTCAAAACTTAATTGGTAGTGATATTCAAAGCACATTATTAATTACAGGTAGCACTAATGAAATTACTAAAGATTTAAAAAGTAGTTTTGGTATAAGTGATATCAGTATCACCGGTAGTAATAACAAACTTGACATTGAACAATTTGATGCTAGTGGTGCAAATGGCCATAACTTGAAACAAGTTATTGCAGGTAACTACAATAGTATTATTACTCAACAACAAGGTACAAATGATACAACTGTTGACATTAAAACTACGGGTGATCACAATACTATTACTGTGAGAACTAGTAGCGCAAGTACAATATCAACACCAAGAACAGCAGTACCGAGATAATAATGCGTAAGTTATTCATATTGTTGTCTTTGCTATTATGTATAACAGCAAATGCTAACATAGGTAACGTATCGGAATTTACAGGTGCTCCTGGTGAAATTACTCGTGGAAAAAACAAAGTTGTAGGCAATAAAGGTGTTGGTATCGAAAGTAATGATATCTATTCTACTAAAAACGGCACAGTACAATTAATTTTCAAAGATGATACTAAAGTCAAAGTAACCGAGAATAGTCGTTTACTTATAGACGATTTTGTGTTTGACCCCAATAAAAGTGATGCAGGAAAACTAGCACTTAAAGTTGGTATGGGTACAGTACGCTATGCATCAGGACAAATTGCTAAAACAAATAGTCAACAAGTAGCAATCAAAACTCCAACAGCAAGTATTGCAGTACGTGGTACTGACTTCACTATGACAGTAGATGAAGCAGGACAGAGCTTAATCGTATTAGTTCCTAGCTGTAAAGAAGATGAAAAAGTGAAAGATTACGAATTAGAAGAAAACAAATGCCGTGTAGGTAGTATTGAAGTAGAGACATTGGTTGGCAAAGTTGTATTGGATCAAGCATTTCATGGTACATTTGTTACAAGTAATAATATAGCACCTACTATACCAGTTGTAATGAATATAACTGAGAGAAAAATATCAAACAACTTGATTATTGTAAAGCCATTGGAAATTATTAAAGCTATTAACAATCAAAATGGTAAGAGCAAAAAAGAAATGGAACAAGAACAAGAAGAACAAGAGCAAGCACGTAAGTTAAATGAAGCTATACAAAAAGATAGTGATGAGACACAAGCAAGGATATTAAATCTTACTACTGGGTTTGTAAACAAGAATTGTAATTCTGCTACAAATGTCTGCGTCATCTGGGAAAAAAATGAATCAGAGATACAAAGTAGGGGTAAGGGTGTGGCATATCGTAATACAGAGAATGAACATTATGCTGAAGTAAAAACACTGGGATACAGTTCAAACACATTAGTTACTATTATTCATAACGATACATTAGCATCGGAACTTATTGGTGATGGATCACCGGGAGGTAATATGGTCTTTATCAAACAGAATTCAGGAATAAGAAAAAGATGACGGGAAGAGAATTACAATTAATGTATCAGCAATGGTGCCAGGGTAATGAACAATATGATTTTAGATGGTTAGACTTTGTTGAAATGGCGGCAAGACAGTTCAAGCAGCCGGAAAGCGAAGTACTTAGAGAGTTACAGAAACATTATTGGTTTGTTAAAAACAACAAATGAAAAAGATATTCTTATTACTATTATTTTTGTGTAGTAATGCTTTTGCTAGTTTAACAGATGTTAAATTTGGCAGATACCAAATCGCTGATAGTCAATGGAATGTAAGTGCTTGTTTATATACAACTACCTGTCAAATATATAGTAAACAACCCGGTGTCGCATACAAGATACCATGGACTAGTGGACAAGTGCAATGGGCTACTGGTGATTATGTTAAGTTTGAATTAAGTGGCAATGCATCATTTCCCTATACAGCAAAACAATATAATAGTGCAGGGAGTCTAAAAGCTACATTAGGTAGCGGTAAGATTGTTAACATGGGACCTGACTATTTTTTCTTTGTAGGTAGTGATAACAATACAGGTCAATTGTTTAGTGGTAGTTCTGGAATGGCAAATACTAGTGGTGTATCTTGGACTGGAACATTGAACCCTACTATAGCACAAGCAGATGCATATGCTAATGCAACATATTCTACTGAACCTTTAGCCGCAGGACAAACAGCCGCACCGGCTGCACCGAGTCTATGTTGCGGTGGTAGTTCTACTGCATTTAGTGCTGATCCTAATAATACTGCAAAAGTTCAAGCATTTATTAATCGTACAACACAAGACAGTCAGGTTTATATAGAACAACTTGGTAATCAAAATACAATTACTGTCAATCAAACAGGTACAAAAAACAACTATACAAAATATTACAGTAATGGTAGTAGTAATACTATTACAATTACTCAATCAGGTAATAGTAATACACAAGCAAATTATATAGATGCTTCAGTCGTTGGCAATAGTAACAATGTAAATTTACAACAACAAAGCACCGGTGGAGGCAAAGGTATATTTGCTACAGTGAATAACAATAATAACACATTGTTAATTCAACAGAAAGATAGCGGAAGTCATTATGCTGATGTTAGTCTATTTGGTGGAAGCAAAAACGTAGACATACTTCAACAAGGTAGTGCTAGTCACATGGCTAAAGTTACATTATCAGGTACTACTACAGATTTAAGTTTAAGTCAGAGTGGTTCTACTCAGAACTTCTATTCAATCAATTTCAACTGTGCGACAGTAGGTGGGTGCGCTAAAATCACAGTAACACAGGGCCAATAACATGGTTAATGCTATTGCTTCAATGATGCTAGTAGGAATGCTAGCCAAAGAGCCTCGTTGTATAAGATGGACTTGGACTGGCGATGTATACAACCGTAGAGTTGTGTGTTTAGAATGGGATAAACCTCCTCCAAAAAATAAGGAGCCTAAGAAAAATGCTTGACCCTATCACAATTGGTATTGCTTTTGCAACTGCACAGAAAACAG